CGGTAAGCGTTTCGAGGGCTACACAACTGCCCTTGGCTGGCAACCGGTTGGCTCGGATTCTATTCCGCTGTTTTCCGTGTTCTGGATGCCGCTGCGCTCAGCCATTCCAGCGGGTTTTGTCGTCGCGGACGGACAGTTGTTGTCGCGGGCCACGTACCCTGACGCATGGGCCGGGATGCAAGCCAGCAATGTACCCAATACCAGCGATGCGACATGGATAAATAATCCAAACTGGCGCGGGGTTTATAGCACGGGCGACGGTAGCACGACGTTCCGGGTTCCCGATTACAACGGCAAATCATCGGGCTCGCTGGGTGCGGTGTTTTTGCGCGGTGACGGTGCAGGATCATTAACCACACCCGGACAAATACAGACCGACCAGTTCCAGGGACACGAGCATAGCATTTTCATGATGAACTATGGCGGGGGCAGTTCTCACCAAAACTTTCAGGTTACGCCGGTTGTAGGTGCGACGCTAAATAGCCTGTTTGCACAAGCGGTCTTCCAAACGGCAGGTAACTATTTAACCGATCCAATCAACGGCGCGGCGCGAGTGGGTACGGAAACGCGCCCGATCAACGCAACAGGGACATGGTGTGTAAAGTTGTTCGGCGCCGTGATCAATCCGGGCGCGGCGGATGCGGCCCAGTTGGCCACGGAAGTGGCGAACATCAAAGCGGACATACAGAACAACGTCTACAAGCGCAGTAACGCAGTTGGCACGGTTGCGCAATCAGGCGGGGTGCCCACGGGCGCCATCATTGAGAAAGGCAGCAATGCCAGCGGCCAGTACACCAAGTTTGCCGATGGCACCATGATTTGCTGGAACAACATCAACTTGGGCTCGGTCGCCATCGTGGCGCAAACGGGGAGTATGTATTACGCCACCGTTGGCCAGATCACGTTCCCGGTGGCGTTCGCCTCGCCACCCATCTACTGCCACATGGATGCAATCACAACGACCGGCGTGTGCTTTTCCGCGCAGGGCATCAACTTCCCCACCGTATCCGCCACGCAATCGTGGAACCTGCTCAGCCCGAGTTCGGGCACCGTTCCAGCGTCCTGTCTTTGGGTCGCTATAGGGAGGTGGTTCATATGATCATTCATCTGCTGCCGCAGGTCAGTGACGACCGCATCACCGTCGAAAAGGCGGGCGACGTGCTCACCGTCAACGGTGCGGCCTTCGACTTCACGCCGCTGGAAGTGGACGCCTCGATCCCGGCCACGGCGCTGGACTCGACCTATTTCTACCAGCAAATCAGCCGCGACAGTACGGGCGAAATCACCTTGTACCTGCTGTTCCCGCAGGCGTCCAACGCGCCGTATGACTCGCGTTTTCCGCTGCCGCTGAGTGTCACCGAGGACGGCCCGGTCACGCTGCCGGATACCGAAACCGAAGTGGAAACCGTAGGGGAATTGCCATGATCGATTGGAGCCAGCAGGAAACAGCCGCTGAGAAACAGGCCCAGGCCGATCACGCGGCCCGGCAAGCGGACAAGGCCGCACGCCAGGCCCAGGTAAGAGCGATCGTGATTACCACCGCAGCCGGTAATGCTTTCCAGGGCGACGAAATCAGCCAGTCGCGGATGGACCGCACCCTGAACGGCTACGCGGGCAATCCGCCCGACGCCACCCTGCAATGGATTCTCGCTGATAACACGGTGGCGACCATCAGCCTGGGCGAACTGGCCGAAGCGCTGAGCCTGGCCGTCGTCGCGCAAAGTGAAATCTGGATCAACTTTCCCCTGACGAGGAAGCCATGATGCAAGCGTCCGTTATCTTGACCACTGATACCGTCGTGGACACCGCCCCCGGTGAGCCTCTGGATTTTCCAGTACCCATCGGCATGACCGCTGCCGACTTCCTGGCCGGGCAAACCGTATACCTGGAGGTCTATGGCCGTCGCTTCGAAGGGCTGGCCACCGACTTCATGGATGCCGTCGCCAGTGTCACCTGGGCGGCGGATGCACCGTACCCGCTGCCTCCAGGCGAATACAACATCGAGTTCCAGACCAGCGCCCCGAAGGAGCTGCCGTCCAGCGCCGGGCAAGTCGCCGCCCAGGCGCCGGTTGTCCTGGTTGCGCCCGCGGTCGATCCAGCGGCTGATCTGCCGACCCTGGTTGCCGCGTACAACGAGTGCGTGGCCGCGCACGATGAGCTGGCCACCGCGCATAACGCCCTGATCGCCGCCATGAAGGCCAGCGGCCTGATGGCTGAGTGATGCATGAGCCTGGAGCCGGAGACCATCGAACTGATGTTGCAGCACATGCAACAGCAGGTCGATGAGCTGCGGCAACGGGCCGCGTCGTCCAGCAAGTTCGGCAATCGCCTGGTCGGCGGCATCATCGTCGTGGCAGCGATCGTCGGCGGCATGCAGTGGTTCATCGTGCGCCAAGTCGTGCTCCTGGACGCGGTGCGAGATAGCCAGCGCAACGTGATCGAGCGGCTGATTGTCCTGGAAGTCGAGCGCAAGTTTGAGCGCTCGCCACCGGTGGACGAAAAGGCCAAGGACAAGCCCAATGACCAATGAGGAACGCAAGGCCCAGGCCGAGGCCCGCGAGCGCCAGCAATTTATCGACGCCTACCAGCGTCAGGTGCATGCGGCGCGGCGATTGGTCCAGCTCAGGGAAGCGAAAGAGGATCTGCTCAGGTACACCCAGCTTTCCATGCCCGATCCCGCCGACCCGGACAATCCCGAGGCCAGCCGCTACAAAACGCACAAGGTCCACACCTACCTGGCCAGTGAGCTGATGGCGGTCGAACGCGGGGAAAACCTGCGTCTGATCATTTCCGTTCAGCCCAGGGTGGGTAAGAGCGAATTGACCAGCCGACGCCTGCCGACCTGGTTCGTGGGGCGCGATCCGTACCGGCAAGTGATCGTCGCCGCCTGCACCGACGATCTGGCCCTGGACTTTGGCCGGGAATGCCGCGAGGTCATGCGTTCAGCCTTCTATTCGCAGGTTTTTCCGGGGGTAACGCTGCGCAAGGGAAACGCGAGTTCTGAGCGTTTACAGACGAATCGTGGCGGAATTCTCACATTTTGCGGCATAAACAGTACGCTAACCGGTAAGGGCGGCGAATTGGTGGTTGTCGACGACCCAATCAAGTCAGCGGAAGAAGCGCGGTCCAAGGCCAAGCGCGACAGCACCTGGACCTGGTTCACGCAAACCCTGATGTCCAGGGTTATGGGCACCGGGGGCGCGGTGGTCATCTGCGCCACTCGTTGGCACGAAGACGACATCATCGGGCGGTTGACCGACCCGAAGAACCCGTTCTACAACGCCGAAGAAGCCAGCCGCTGGAAGGTCATCAACATTCCAGCGTTCGCCGACCTGAACGACCCGCTTGGACGCGAGCCCGGCGAAATTCTCTGGCCTGAGCGCACACCGTTAACGCACCTGGAAAGCATGCGTCGCCTCGATCCAAGCGGGTTTGCCGCATTGTACATGGGCAAACCGGCGCCCCTGGAGGGCAATCACTTCAAGCGCGAGTACATCGTGCCCTACCAGGCACACGAACTGCCCAGGAATCTGCGCTACTACGCGGCGAGTGACCATGCCGTGTCTCTGGAGCAGAAACGCGACAAAACCTGTATGGGCGTCGTTGGCGTCGACGAAAAAGAGGATCTGTGGATCATGCCGGATCTGGTCTGGCGCCAGATCGACGGCGAAACCCAGGTCGAAGCCATGCTCGATCTGATGAAGCGCTACCGGCCCATGTTCTGGTGGGCGGAAAAGGGCCATATCTCCTTGGCGATTGGCCCGTTTCTGCGCAAGCGCATGCTGGAAGAAAAGACCTTTGTGTCGATCGACGAGCGCGTGCCCAGCAAGGACAAGATGACCCGCAGCCAGGCAATCCACGGGCGCATGAGCATGAGGAAAGTGCATTTCCCGGCGTTCGTGCCCTGGTACGCCGACGCGGTGGACGAGTTGCTGAATTTCCCCAACGCGCTCCATGATGACTTCGTCGACTGGCTTTCATGGCTGGGGATAGGGATGGACTCTATCACCCGCTCCAGCAATGTCGTGCCCCTGGCCGCGCAACCGCAAACCGGCTCGATTCAATGGATCTTGCAAAGTGCCGAACGCCTGCGCAAGCAGGCCAGCGCCAACGACGCCAATCGTTATTTGAACTGACGATGCACGATCGTGCATCACGGAGGTGTGACATGCCCGCTTGGCTCTCCAGTTTGTTGCTGTGCCTGGTGTTCATCATGGTTTTGCTGATGTTTGTCGGCATTCACCTGTAACCACAATGCACGATCGTGCATCACGGGAGGACGGTCATGGCCGAGCCCACCGACTACAACCTGGACAACGTC